GGTCGGGCTCCGACCTGACAGTCTCCTCTGCGAACGGTCGCGTCGAGCTGACCGCCACGAGCGTGTTCGTCTCGGCGCGGGTCGTCGACCCCGTCGGGGCGGCGATCACGGGCGATCAGGAGGTGTCGGCGAACGTCGGCGTCGCCGGGTCGTTCTCCTCCGGCGAGGTCCGCGTGCGGCACCAGCCCACGGGGAGCAGCGCCTACGCGGGGAAGATCGAGATCAGCCGCACAGACGGGACGCGTCTCCGGCTGTACCGCGTGAACGGTGGGTCTCACACCCTGCTGGCAAGCGGCGGGCCGCTGGGCCTGACCACGGGCGGGCACAAGCTGACCCTCCGAGCGGAGGGCACCAACCCGGTCTCCCTGACCCTGATCGTCGATGACGACGAAGCGAACGCGGTCACGTACGACCACAGCGACTCGGGTCGCTTCGAGACCGGAGTGCCGGGCATCGGCGCATGGCGGGACAGCGGCTCCCACGACATCTGGATCGACGACCTCGAGGTCTATGACCTGTCCTCCAGTTCCGAGGAGTCCAGCTCGGCCGGGCCCGCGACCTACCGCCTCTTCGACGGGGTGGATGGACCGTCGAACGCGGAAGTCGACACGCAGAACTACACCCTGGCAGTCGAGTTCGAGGTGTCCGAGGCGTGCGACCTGATCGCCTATCACGTCTGGATTCCTAGCGACCACGACGTAGCAGCGGATCTCCCATTCCGGCTGTGGGAAGTCATCGACAATAATAACGGGACGGCCGTTACCGGGTCCGATGTCACGCTCGACAGCGGCGATATCACTCCCGGCCAGTGGAACACGGTGAACCTAGGTACGCCGGTCGCCCTGTCAACGGGTGTGAGTTATCGAGCCGGGTATCACACCGGCACGAACGGCGGCGCTCGGCATTATGCGGCCACCAACGGCTACTGGACTACCGGTGGCCCCGGTGAGTCTGGTATCACGAACGGGATTCTCACGGCGCCGGGGTCCGGCGACGCCACGGGCAGCAATCAAGGCACGTTCAACCCCAACTCGACACAGTTGCAATATCCGAACGAGGCATTCGGTTCATCCAATTACTGGATCGACGTCACGGTCGGGTCGACCACAGAGGAGTCGTCCTCCAGCTCGGAGGAGTCCAGCTCGGCCGGTCCCGAGGAGCATTCCGGCTCCGGCCTTGCGGCCAGCCTGGTGCTTACGCCCGGCGCGGGCCAGGGGTCCCCCGCGATTGCCGGTGACGGTGCGTCCACGTCCGTGGAGCTGAGCGCAGGAGCTGGCACCGGGTTCCCGAACCCGACCGGCGACGGCATCGGCGTCGAGCTGATCCTCGTCCCTGGGCTGGGCACGGGAACCTCAGATCAGGTTGAGCAGCACTCCGGCTCCGGCCTACCGGCCATCGTGGAGCTGGACCCGGGCCTCGGCTCGGGTGCCGTGGCTGTCGCTGGAGAAGGTGCGGCGGCGAGCCTCGAGCTTCTCCCCGGCCTCGCCTCCGGCGCCATCGCCATTGAGGCCGCGGGCACCGGGGTGGTCCTGGTGCTGCGACCCGGCGTTGGTATGGGCTTCGCCGGTTCGTACACCTACCGCAGTGATCGCGACCTGGTCGCAGTTCCCGACGGGCGCGACCTGATCGCAGTTCCCGACGAGCGAGCCCTCGTGGCTGTTCCGTTTACACGCACGCTGATCCCGCTGGAGGACTGATGAGCGCTGACCACATCGTCAAGCAGGGGGACGCTCCCCTGCTGCGCTGGTCCCTCCAGCGGGACCTCAGCGGCGTGACCGAGCTGCGGTTCATCGCCTTTCACCCCGGCCACCCCCCGGTGATCGACCGGGAATGCACCATCGAGGACTCCGAGACCGGAGAGATCACGGTGCAGCTCACGGTGGACGACACCGCCGAGCCCGCCTACCTGCACGCCATCGTGCGGGAGACCACGGCCGACGGCCAGAAGTATTCGAGCCCCTCCGAGGGCTACGTGACGCTCTGGATCCAGTCCGGCTACCAGCCCGAAGAGTCATCGTCCGAAGAGTCATCGTCTGCCTGAGTGAGGTGATCACATGCGACCCGGTCCAATCCCGGAGCGGTCGGAGGACCGCATCCGCCGGAACAAGGACGGCGGGGAGATCACCAAGGGTCAGGCGATGGATGTCACCTGGATCCAGCCCGCCAACCCCGACTGGCACGAGATCGCCAGGAACCTGTACGTCAGTGCGGAGAAGTCCGGGATCTCGCGGTACTGGCAGAACAGCGACTGGGCCCTCTTCTACTCGCTGTGCGACGACCTGTCGTTCATCAAGAACCAGGGCGCCCGGCGCTCCGCCGAGATGCTCAAGGGTGTCTACTCGGCGCTGCAGAGCCTGGGCCTGGCAGAGGGTGACCGGCGGCGCATGCGCATCGAGCTGGAGGCCCCCGCACCCAAGACCAAGCTGGCGTCCGTGACCGCAATCGGTGATGCTGCCGCCGCACTGGAGGTCGACTGACCCTGACCTGGAGGTGACCGTTGAGCAGCACTCTCACGGCACCCCAGGTGGCGGCGGTCGATACGGTCGTCGACCTCGAGCCCGACTGCTTCGAGCCGGTGATCATTGGCCCCACGTGGAAGCGGGGCGAGGACGGCAAGTGGCTGCTGCCAGAGCGCACACTCGGCTGGCAGATCATCGGCTGGTGCGCGGAGTACCTCCTGGCCGAGGGCGACGATGACAATCCCCAGCCGTGGCGGTTCACGCCGGAGCAGATGCGGTTCATCCTGTGGTGGTACGCGGTCGACGAGAACGGCCGCTTCGCCTACCGCAAGGGCGTGCTCCAGCGCCTCAAGGGCTGGGGCAAGGACCCGCTGGCTGCGGTCCTGTGCATGGTCGAGTTCGTCGGCCCGTCGCAGTTCTCCCACTGGGCGACCGAGGAGGACGTCGAGACCGGCAACGCCCGCAAGGTCGGCGATGCCGTGGGTAAGGCCCACCCTCGCGCCTGGGTACAGGTCGCAGCGGTGAACCAGGCACAGACCCGCAACACCATGACGATCTTCCCTGGCCTGATCTCCGACAAGGCCAAGGCTGAGTTCGACATCGAGATGGGTGCGGAGCTGATCCGCGCCAAGGGCAAGAAGGCCCGCCTCGAAGCAGTCACCAGCTCGTACCGCGCCCTGGAGGGTGCCCGGTCGACGTTTGTGATCCTCAACGAGACCCACCACTGGGTCCGGGGGAACAACGGCGACAAGATGTACGAGACGGTCGACGGCAACACCACGAAGGGCAAGGGCAAGGCCCGCTACCTCGCGATCACCAACGCCTACCTGCCGGGTGAGGACTCGGTCGCGGAGAAGATGCGTGAGTCCTACGAGAGCATGCTCGAGGGCAAGAGCGTCAACATCCGCTACCTGTACGACTCGCTCGAGGCTCCCGCTGGAGCATCACTGGCGCCGGAGTTCGCCCGCCAGGTCCTGGAGAAGGTCCGGGGTGACGCGGTCTGGCTGGACATCGACGACATCATCGAGTCCATCCTCGACACGACGATCAGCCCGGCTCGCTCGCGCCGCATGTACTACAACCAGATCGTCGCCGACGAGGACGCGCTGTTCTCGGCGGAGGACTGGGACCCGATGTTCGCGGAGGAGTTCCTCCAGCCGAACGACAAGGTCGTGCTGGGCTTCGACGGCTCGAAGAACCGGGACGCCACCGCACTGGTCGCCATCCGCGTGTCCGACCGGCTCATCCAGCCGCTGGGCATATGGGAGCGGCCGGACGGCGAGGAGGGCCGGAACTGGTCCGTGCCTCGGGAGTCCGTCGAGGCCGCGGTGCAGGCGGCGTTCGCGCTGTTCAAGGTCGTCGGCTTCTACGCCGACGTCGAGCAGTGGGAGTCGCACATCGCCGACTGGTCCGAGACGTACGGGGAGCAGCTCGAGGTTCGCGCCACGGGCAGCTCCTCCATTGGCTGGGACATGCGCGGCTCGCTCAAGCGCTCCACGCTGGCGAACGAGGCCCTGATGGGCGCGATCATCGCGCACCGGTTCAAGGTGGCGGAGAAGGCCAAGCCGATGAACGCCACGAGCGACGAGGCCGACATCGCCTGGACGCTGCGGCGGCACGTGATGAATGCCCGGCGCCGGGAGAACAACTACGGCGTCTCGTTCGGCAAGGAATCGAAGAACAGCCACCGCAAGGTCGACGGCTATGCAGCCCTGCTCCTGGCCTACCAGGCTCTCCTGGACTGGGTCGAGCGCGGCAAGCCCAACGACGACAACGAGCCCGGCGAGGGCAGCTTCCTGTGAGGATGTGAACCTGTGACTGCAACGGCCGTGGCCCTGGAGGTGGAGGACCCGTACGACGTGACCGACTTCCTGTCGGACACTGCCAGCGAGCTGCTCAACATCCTGTACGACGACCAGGACCGGCTCCAGCGCATCGACGACTACCTCCACGGCAAGCACGACGACCCGTACATGCCCGCGCAGGCCACGCCGGAGTACAAGCTGCTGGCGAAGCGGTCGGTGTTCAACACCTGCCCGCTACTGGTCGGCACTCCGGCACAGGCCCTGTACGTGGACAACTTCCGCCGGGGCGAGGGCATGGACGCCGAGGAGGCTC